ATACCTTGAAGATGAACAACATAATCTCTTTCTAATATACAGTTAGGGTTAGCATCAAAAGGTATAACTATTTCAGCATCTAACATCTTTTCGTTAACTACGGGTATATATTGGTCTATCTTATTTGCATCTCTTGCTTCAACAAAACGTTGAGCCTCAAATGTAGATATAATTTTATATATATCGCCATAGTCATCAATAGGATGTAATCCTATATTATATTGTATTAATTCATCGTGAGTCATATGTTCTGCTTTTTTAACATCAAACTCTTCAAAGAAATCTTCTCTACTATTGTGAACAACTGTTCCTTTAATCATTGCCTCAGATGTATCTTGTGGTAGTCTTTGAATATAACTAAAGTCATATTTCTTTGGACACCACTGAAACGAACCAAAAGAAGATTTTGTTATCTTCAATATTGGTTTGCTTTCATCACCATAATGTTCTGGCTGCCATTGGTATGTATATTCTTTCATTTTATTTTCTTCTGTCATTTAAAACCATTCTCCTAATCCTTTTTGATTTCTATCTCTTTCTATCACTTGCGTACTCCAATTCATAGCATTAAATATAGGCTCTGCTTTTTTAATTACAGAACTTGCATAGTGCTTATAATCGGGAGTATGCTCCATTAACGTCTCCTTATTTTCTGCTGAAATATAAGTAGGTCGTTTATATTTACCCGTAATCGGGTTCATGTATGCTCTCCTTGTAGGGTCGTCTAACACTCTCATATAATAATATGAGTCATCAATTTTATTTTTATTAATTTGATTATTCCAAATCAATCCTTCTACACCCGCAGATATTGAAGGTTTCTTACCACCTAATGTTACTAACTCTAAATCTTGACCACATTTACTACAAAAGTTTGTTGATGTATCTTGTTTAAGTCTCATCTCAACAACTTCTTCCCAAGTATATTGTTTATTACAATCAATACATTTGTATGTCAAACGCTCTTGTCTAAATCTAGACCTATTAATTAACATATCAATATCTATCTTGCCAGAAATTACATCGTTATATTTCTCATTTAACCAAGTAGATATTTCAAACTCAGACTTTTCTGATACCCACATTTTCAATACTTCTAATTGGATATCTTTTGCTAAAGCAGTTATTGATGCTCTCTTTGCAGAAAAGCCTGTCATAACAAACTCAGGTGCGTCTAAGGTTATTCCATCCTTCCATATTATTAATCCTGCATTTCTATTTTTAGTAACACCTACGCCTAGAGATTTGTAATACTTCTCAAACTCTAAGTTAACAGGATGTTCCTTTAACCCTAGAAGGTTAGGAAACTTACTTCTAACATGAGTATTTAATAATGCTAATGTTTCATCTGCTCTTTCCATAGGCATCTGAACATATATAGAATCTGTATGTCCATAAACCACTTTCATCTAAACCATCTCCTAATCACCATTGATATTTTACCAATGATGTATATCATTTTAATTGTTATTTTTTCTTTCATTTTTTTATCCCCTTAAACGATGCTCCGTCAAATCTCCATTCACCTTTACCTAAACTTGTGAACATACCTGTTCTTTTTAATAACATGGCTAATTGACTAGCCTTAGTTTGTGTTTGTTTATGTGGCCTATTAGTACCTGATGCTTTTCTAGTATTAAGAAAATTAACACATTCTCTAATATGAAAATGCTCACCTGATTTTAGATTTTCAGTAAATTGGTTTATTGCTAATATACGATATGTATTCTTATTATGACCTGCCATTAATTACCACCTCTATTTTTTGTCGGACATTTTTTACACCTATAACTTCTATGGTGACTTCTTGGTATTTTAGCACCACACCATCTACATTGTTTTTTTGATACCTTCATAATTCCATCACCTTAAATGCAGATATTCTGATTGCTTCTCTAGCACTAGCAGTAATACTAGCGGCTAAATCTACGTCAGCCCAACCAAAGCCTTGATATCCGACCAAGCCATAAAAACTCGCCATTAGTCGTTTTACTGCCATTTGCATCGTTTGATATTTATCATAATCTTCTTTAGAAGTAGAATCATCACGCATCTGTTTATACTCATCTCTAAGACCTTTTAGTTCTAAAACAGCCTTCGGCAACAAACCTAACTTATCTGTTTTATAATATCTATAATCAAACTCAGACTCTTCTGATAAATCTCTTGGTAATAGAATATTAACTCCAAACTCAGTCGGCTCAGTTGATTTAGTTTCCCAAGAAATATTTCTTGCTATCATCATAGAAGGGTACAACTGTGCAAAGTCAAATGCTGCTACACCTAGATGTAGGCCGTTTGTTCCCTCATTCAAAGGGTCATAAATCATAGCACCTTCATATTCTACACGTTCACCTTCTTTATCTCCGGTAGGGGCTTTCCACCAAGCATTACGCATGAAATAAATACCACCCATCATACTAGCATAAAAGCAAGCATCAAAGGGAGCAACAAGTAAACGTTGTAAAGACAATATAGATTCACTAATAAGATTCTTTTCATCTAATTTAACTAGAAGGTCAACGTCAACTTGAGCATAGTCTAAATATCTTTGAGTATCTTCAAGCCATCCTCTTTGAAAGAAATCATTCTTATCAGGAAACTTTTCACTAACAAGTTTCTTTTCACCCAAAACTAATTCTGCTACATAATCCAATGCCATTGAAGGCAGAGTACCTTTTTGTGCATCATTCCATTGACGTTCAAATGCTAAGTCTAAGTTTAAACATATTCTACCTTTTATTGGTTGGTCTATTGGACTGTAACCTTTCGCTGCTTTACTAAGTTTAATACCTTCATTGAAGTAAACTCCTTTAACAACATTAACAGGAGATAAACGTCTAGGGTCTATATCATTAGCATGAAGTCTCTCTAACAACTTAGGTAAATCGAAAGTAGAACCAAACCAAGATATCAATATATCGGGGTCTGTCTCGTTTATAGTAAAAACAAAATATTCTAACATTTCTTTTTCACTAAGAAAAAACACATGGTTCTTAGATACCTTAATCGACATACTTTCTTCTTTAGGTAACCAATAATATATTGTTGCATTGTCATTATCTACATATGAATCGTAATAAGAAATACAAGTAATTGCACCATCATGTTCACCACCTTGTTGCCATTCTAAATCCCAATAAAACTTTCTCATGTCATACTCTTGTATGGAATGAATCTTATCAACTGCATATCTGTAATGAAAAGGTACATCTGCTTCAAAGGTTAACGACCACTCTTTTCTAAGAATCCTAGCATGAGCAGGGTTATTTGTGTTCCACATTACTTTCTTTAATCTACCATTATTTAAAGACATAAACGGATGTTCATCGTCTCCGTTATCATATTCTAATCTAATGTTATACTTTTGTCCAAACTCAGTATAACTAACATTAGTTATTTCTCTTGAAATTAAGGGGATGAAAAAGTAAGGTCTGAAATCAGAATATTTCTCTTCTAATTCCAAACGCTTACCGTTTTCATCTCTCCATCTAATTAACATTGTTTTATTTTTATCTACTGCATTTATTATCATTTAATCATCTCTTATATAAGGAGCAACTATTAATTTTCTATCTGCTCCTATTATTAATACCGGAGCCATATCCTTTAAACAAAGATACAACCTACCTTTACAAAACTTATCTAACGGTGCAGAAAACTCTACTTCTACATCTTCACCGAATGCTCCTGTAAAATCTACATACGTTTTATATGTTTCAGTATTCTGAAAATTAGAAGAAGATACTGCTAGGTTTTGTTTATCAAACGTTAACTTAAACGAAGAAGTTCCTACTACTGAACATTCTTTAATTGCTCTAGCGAGGTCTTTACTATCTTCAAGTAAAACGACTGTATCAAAAGTAGTATTACCAAACTTGGCAGTTGTCCCTTCATGTTGTTGGTCTACCTTAGCCATCATAAGTTTAGCAATTGCAGAAATACCTGAATGTTCAATACTTAAAGGCATCATTAATTGTGTATCAATACCGTTGAATATTAATTTACTATCTGTTATTTTCAACATAATTTCATCATCTTTCATAGCCTTAAGATATTTGATTGCCTTCTCAGCATCACAATAAACCCAACATGGTTCAAAGTGTCTTTCTTCTTCTATTGAAGGATTAATGTTAACTATAACCATAGTAGCGATTGAATGATTAGCATTTGCTATCGTTATTCCTGTTCTACTATTAATTAATATAGCAACATTAGGGTTAATCAAATCAACTTTGGAAGAAGATGCTCCCCTATATCTCCCTTTAAGGAGAACATCTTCTATTCCGTTGCTTAGTTTTTTTCTATTTATAAATATCTCTTTCATATATTACCCTCTCGTAGTTGAGGAATACCATTCCAAACTACATTTGGAGGTCTACCTTCTCTAGTTACCCATGTAGTACCTACTAAGTTACCATTTGTTCTACTAGCAACTAACTGTGCTACATATTGTAATTCCCCTTTAACAGATTTAGTTCCTGTTCTAATCTCTTGTTCTAATTTACCGCCCCAATTTTTCCATATAGGAGAATAACCTACTACATTACCATCAAGGTAATTTTCAGTCTTATGGGTTATGTAAATAACATCACAATCTAAAGCGTATACTGCTTCCATTAAGAAAAAGAAAGTTTTGTTTCTTTCTCCATATTGCCAAGGCATCATCTTAGCGACCTTTCTAGGGTCAGGACTTACCTTTAGTAAACAAGATTCATGCCAAGTATCTACGCCATCAAATACAAATATTGGCTTATCGCCTTCTTCAATCTTTTGACGTACAAAGTTAACAAACATTAACGATTCTCTTTCAGAAGCATGAATATCAATTACATTACTTTTATCTCTAATGATAGGACAATGTATTTTTATTCTATCTGTTGCATCATAATGTTCTTTCCATGTAGACTCAACACCTCTATCCCAATCTAAAACGTATATTTCTCTATCTGGAAAATCCAATGCTAAACCTGTTTTACCATTCTTAGGGTCGCCCCAAATGCCTAAACACATTCTAGATTTTTTATCCTTTTTAACTAGAAAAGTTTCTGCATATTTCTTATTCCATTCATCTTGTTCTTTACCAAAATCTATTACATCTTTATTCTCATTATTCTTCTCAGAAGTCCATCCCATAATTATCACCTATTTTTAAATATATATTTGAAGTAGCAGCCCATACGTCTGCTATGTTTCTTAATTCTTCTTCACTTACTTTTATTCTTATTTCTTTACCTGAAGGAATATGTAGTTTTACCCAATAATCCCCCGTATCTTCATTTAATCTCCAAGTTATAAACTCCACCGAATCTAGTGAAATTATAAAACTTGTACCATGTATCATTCTATTATCTATTGTAAACATATTATCACTTTATTTAGGGCTTCGCACCCATTTGGTAAGCATACCTTCTTACTAAGGTTTAGTATCATTTAGAACCAATCTAAATCTTCTTCTACGCCTGCATCAAAAGGTTCTGTTACAACCCCTCGATTTTCTACAACAAGAATACCGCTAACGTTTAATGTTATATCACCCGGAGTACCATCTTCATTTTTACCTAAAGATGTTCTACCTACAACTATAACATTAGAACCTAAACCAAACTCAATGTCAACGTTACTAGGGAACCAACAAGTCGTTCCCGCCCAAGAACCGCCATCATAATCAAAGTCTGCATTCAAATCAGTTATTGTTACTCTTCTAGTACCATATGAATTAGGAACCATGTTCACACTAGAAACAGAACCGTCTGTAATAACAAACTTTTCTGCATAGTTTTTATGGCTTAATCCAGAATGATATCTATCTAAATCAACAAGACCTGATAGGTTCTCTCCTGCATATTCAGTTATTAGATTTTTAAAGTCTTCAACACCATGTTCATTATCAAGAACACTTAGACTTTGTAGTGTTCCTGTTTTGAATCCGTAGATTCTATTTGTGTTGTTTTGGTCTCTAATAACTTCCATATCAATCATAGTGAAGGTTTTAGGTGTAAACTCTTTACACGCTTCTCCTTTATATGAGAAGTAATACAATCCTTCATCACCATCAACTCTCCCAATAAATACTCCTGACATTCTATATTGCTGTGCAGGTAGCGGTTTACCGTGATTAGGATTTCTTCTTTCACCATATTTAGCAATACTGTCTAACGGTATAATCCATGTTCCCATGTCAATTTCAAAGTTATTTTCTGGCAATGCTGTAACTGCCTTAACTTGTTCTTCACCATTATACATACGACTAACTTCATATCCTTCTTGAGTGCTAGTTGCTACTGCTACTTTACCCATAGAATATGTGGTATCTGAATCCATCATATATTCATTCTTTATTCTTTCATTTTGCATAGCAGCCATATCTCTTGCTGCATCCAAAGATATGAAAAACCCACGGGCTTCTTTAACTAAAGAGTTAGTTTTCTCTTCTCTTTGCGGGGCTTGTGCGTATGCTCTTGCTCCACTAAACCATTGTCTGAATAGGCTTAAACCTAATCTCCAATCATCCTCAGTTAAAGAGTTATCTTCGCAGATACTCTCATACTTTGTCATCACTTCATTTATATCCATTTCTAGCAACCTTGCGGCACTAGCAATTTCTTCATTTATTTTTTCATTCATTTTGCTTTACCTCCCTTCTAGGGGAATCTAATTCAAACTCATATAGCGTGGTTTGCCTGCTTTCTTCTTCTGTCATTTACTTTCTCTCCTTTAATTTATCCCAATGTTTCTGCTCATAATACAATTCTATTATGCCTTCAACTGTTAAACATAACCCTGCTAAAGCCCAGAAAAAATCTGAGTCTATATTAGTATAACCTAATACATTTAACATAGGGAATATTGTTAGAAGTAATCCTGTTATGATAATCCATTCATATCTCATCATTAACTTCTTAACATCAGAACGGTTTATTTTACCGTCTCTATTAACATCAAGCCAATGTATTGCTCCTGTTTTGATTTTATCCAATCCTTTACGCATTATATCATCTGTCCTATCATCCATGAGGCCAACACTTTTGGAGTCATGTTGCCGCTTCTCCATTCTGCTTCACCCACTACTCTTAATAATTTAAACTTAATATTACTATCAATCTCTTTTTTTATTATCACTTCGTGTAAAGAAATACATACTGTTTTCATATCTACCGATAGGTGTATTAAATCATGTAATTGATTAAGGGCTAATTCATATTTTTTATTTAGAATAGAATCTAATAAGTCATTATAAGGTTCATATATTCTTTCTATTTGCATTGTTAATGGAGTATTACTACTAACCGATGCCTGTAATTCAGTTATCGCTCGTCTAACATCTCCTTGTAACCCACTAATAAAGGTGTCCAATTGTTCAGGTTCTATGTCTGAAACGCCTTCCATTTTCATAATTCTTTCTAAGACCCACTTGACTTGCTCGTCACTCAATCTCTTGAAATTGTAGTGAGCGCAACGTGATTGCAGAGGATAAATTATTTTATGTCTATGATTACAAGTAATAATAAATCTAACATTTCCACTATATCTTTCCATAATTCTCTTCAAAGCATTTTGAGCATCAGATGTCATACCATCCATCTCATCTAATAAAATAATTTTATGAGGTACATCTCCTTCTTTCATTGATGTCGCAATATCTTTTATCAGATTTCTAACAACATCTAATCTTCTATCATCAGAAGCGTTTATTTCATGGAAATTAAAGGCTCTGTGTTCACCTAATATCATATCAGCCAAGATACCTGAAGCAGCAGTTTTACCTGTGCCTGCTTGTCCGTATAGTATAATATTAGGCATACCTTCTTTCCATGATTTTGCATCTGATTTGAAGGGTTCTTGCCCCATTAAATCATTCATATTTTTAGGTCTATATTTTTCTGTCCATAACATTTTAATCACCATTCATTTAATCCTCTCACTTGAGGAGTCTTTACTTTTTTCTTTTTTGTTTTTTCACCCAATTTGAGTGTGCGTCTTTCTACATTGTTAACCTTTTTCTTAACAAATGTGGCGAACTCTTCGTCTTCTAACAACTGTTCTAAAATATAACCTTCGTTAGATTTTAACCCCACTCTTCTACAAATAGAAGGTATCTTAGATACACTTCTCTTAGCAGGTGGGATTACCTTTCTAGTCGTTTTACCATTATGAGAATACGATAGTAACTCATAAAAATAATCTTGCGACCATCTTCTTTTAACTTTAGAATCAATATATGCTAATTTGTTAGGAGACATATTAGTAGTAAGCCATGATAAAAACTGCTCATCGTAAGGTTTGTTTCTCTTAAGTTTATAACTTACTTCTTCTCTATCTGAGTTTTTTAGATAATCATAGAACATCTCAAATATATTTAATTCATAATTTACTGCGGTCTCACCTCCGTGGTGTTGATTAACATATGCCTTAGCACCACGCTTTAACTGACAAAGCCCGTAAATCTTTTTATTAACATCTTTTTGACTATAAGAGGTCAATACTACCTGTCCTCTATATTCTAACATAGTATTAACTATCAAATCAATATTTGGTTTGTAGTCTACTTCTTTAATTAAGATGCCTGTTTCTTTTGGTATACTAAAATTATCAATAATATTAAACTCATTAGCATAAACTATAATAGGTTCATCTCCTAGAAACTCTAATGCTCTCTTCTCTGTATCTAAACTTGGTTTTCCTACTACTATAATAGGTCTTTTAATTTTCATATTTTTCATTTTTATTCCTCATAGCCATTATGTCTTTATATTCTTCTCCACATGAAGGACATTCAACAGATAAGAAAAATACCTTAGTATCTAATTCAACACTAATTGCTGCTTGAAATATAATGTGTTTATATCCACATTGTTTACAACCTGCACTTAATGTTTCATAAGTAGAGTTTTCTAGTATTTTTATATCTTCTATATCAGGCAAATCTGGAAAATAATTCATCAGATTTCACCCTTAAGTTGTAAGATTTTATCTAAACCTTGTAAAGTATGATGTTCTCCATTGTCAATTATTTCTACAACCTTCTTGAAAGTAGGCCAAGCATTTTTTGCATCAGGTAAATCAGGTACTAATTTACATAGTTTCCATAGATTAACCATACCACCAACAGTCAATATTGGTCTTGGTCTACTTTTGTGTTCAAAATCTTTCGCTGAACAATCAATACCTTTTTGATTTAAAGTCCGTTGTAATCCATAGATGAAGTCTTTACTCCCTCTAAAGTTTACTCTTACTCTTACTCTATAACCTAATTGTGTATTGTTTGCTCTTGAAATATGTATTTCAGGTTTAGCCATAGATAATAATATTCCTTCTAACTGAGCGTGACTAAACATCTTTTTTCATCTCCTTAGATTCTATCCATTTATGCTTCACTCTTAACTCTTTTAATCCTGATGCTATTAAATATATAATATCCATTTCATCATGCTCTGGTTTTTCAGTAAACATAAATGTTATTTTCCAACCACGTTCTTCATCAAATGCTCTTGCTGCTTCTTCATCTATTTTTAGAAGATTTATATAAATATGTCCATCAAACATCCGTTGTAGGCCTTCTTCTAATATCCGCATATCTCTTGTATGGGGTTCTGCATAGAACATAAAAGATATTATGTATGCTTCATTATGTTCATCTAATACTCTCTCAAGAGTTATCTCGTATTTATCACTCATTTTATTCCCTCAAATATTCTTTATATTCTTTTGCTAATTCTCTATGTATAGGCCAATAACCATCTCCTTGATGCATACCTAATTGTAGGTTGTACCAATGATTAGGTGTTATTCTACTATCATTTCTATATTCAGCATTTTGCTGTGCTTTTGCTGCTAATTCTCTAATTATAGTGTCCAACTGTTCTGCTACAAAATAGGCTAAATCATTTGATAAAGGCAAATCAACCTCTTCTTTAATTGCCTTTAAGTAATGAAATCTTAACATCTTCTTTCTAGACGGTAAAGACTTCTTTGGTACTATTAATCCTTTTTCTTCATCAAAGTAAGGTACTAAAACAGCATCCATTTTCTTAAATCTGCCCCTAGTTTCATCACCGACTTTCTTAAGATAGGCTATACCATTCTCAATTTTGACACAATCGTATGGAACAATCCCAAGCAGCGTTAACTTGCCTTCTTCTATCATGCAGTTCGCTCCATGAGAGATTCTAATGTATCAATATCTGATACATATTTATCATTTCTAATTCTTACACATCTCGGAAATCTTAAACCTATATTTCCATTAGCATCGTTAGTAACTAAATCACAAGTTACTTCTAACACCACTCTAGGTAAGAAATAATATGTGTCGCCTTCATAGTAATCTACTATCTTTCTAAGAGAATTATGTAGTTGGGTTAAATCTTCATCGGAAAAACCTGTTCCTACATTACCAACGTCAACGAAACTATTACCATCTTTAACAGCGATACCAAATGTACCATAAACATTGCCTCTTTTACCTTCTCCATATTTTGCAGAGGTAATAACTACATCATAGTTAAATCTAGGAGGTTTATGTTTTAACCAACCTTTACTTCTTTTACCCGGCTGATATGTCATATTCATATCTTTAATCATTATTCCTTCAAACCCTAATGATATTGCTTGGTTATATGCTGACTGTATGGTACATTCAGGAAATGACTTAGCGATATTTTCATCGGGTAATAAATCACCTAAATGATATAGTCTAGTCCTTAGCGAATCATCTAGATATACTCTGCCATTCCATGATAATAAATCAAACGCTACCATCTTAACAGCACATTCTTCTACTGCTTTAGCCTTATCTTTTGAATGCACTCTTTTACCTAACATCTTGTGTTCAGCAGGTGTTCCATCTGCATTAACAGGATAGATTTCAGTATCAATTATGAAATCATCTACTTGTAAATCTAATACTTCTTTCATAACATCTGGAAACTGTTCTGTTACAACCTTACCTTTACGGTTAAAGATAATAACTGACTCACCTTTCTTATGTATCTGGTATCTATTACCGTCATACTTTACATCAATATAATATTGAGTAGGCAATGACCCTGTATATGACTTAGCCAACATAGAAGATACAAAATTACCATGTGTTAATTTACATTCTGGTTTTCTACCTGAATCTAATGCCTTACATATTTCAGCAGCAGAATTATAGAAATGATATTCACCTATTTTATTATCAGCAAAATGTAGTTCCATTGCCTTCAATGGTACGTTATTCCCGCAACCATTTCTAGGCTTACGCAACCAATATCTTAGAAACCATTTTACTTCTAAAGCACTCATTTTTCTTAATGCTTCGCTAAATAATCTAAATGAATTATCTGCTATCCTACTACAATTTAAACTAATTAAATCGTGAAACTCAGTTATACTTATACTTGAATCAGTATTTTCTCCATCCAACATCTGTTTCATTCCTTCACCTAAATCAGCCCATGTTGTAACCGCACCTGACACTTCATCTTCAAAAAGCCCCAATGACTGTGCAACCCATGTTATTGCTCTTTTGCTACCAATATTATTGACAGCATAATCTTTAGATAGAATCTTAATTACTGTTGTCTTATCAGAAAACGAAGATAGATTCATTGAGATAGTTGACGCTTTTTGTGAAGGAGTTTGATATTCTAATACTTCACACATTCTAGCAAACCTTGCTAATGTCATTCATCCAACCCCATTACTTCTTTCATTAATTTTTCTGCTGTCTTTCTTTTATAATCTCTAAGACATTTAACTACACAAGGAAAACACATACTCATTTTAAGTTTCTCTTGGTCTATTGTTAGTAGTTGTTCTACATCTTTTTTACATCTAAAGCATTCCATCTTTCTCACCTATATTATCTATTATCATTCTCTTATCCATGTTAATTCTGAAATACGCTTCTTTAACGTGCATTTCAGTTATTTTTTTATCGTTGGTTTCATTATAACATTCCACGATTACATTACATAATCCTTCAAGCCAACTATCCATTACACTAGCCATACTTTCATAAGTTTCTGACCTTACAAAAGTGCCTTCATTCAATTTTTCTTTTAAAGAAATCTTCATTAGATTTCTGCTTATCATCATCTTTTTCATTATTATCACCTATTATTTTATTTAAGGCTAAGGCAAGTGTTTTCGCCTCATCCATATTACATCTAAACCCTTTACTAGAAGGCTTACCATCAGAATACCATCTGACATCTACAACTTTTTTATTCCAATATGTAAACGTTTTAATCAAACATTCATTTGTTGCAGACCTAGGTATTCTTGCTATTATCCTTTCATCTTCCATCTATACCACTCTTAAATATATTAAGTTCATGTGTAGAATAGAAATATCTTGGTGCGGCAAACTCATCTAATCTGTTTGCTATCCAAACTGCACCACCTAAACTACTAACTTGGACAATCTCAAATTGCCCCATTTCAGTATCTAAAACTTCATTGGTCTCAACTGAGGGAACTAAACCATATAATTTAGTCAACTCAGCCGAGACCGCACTCATATTATCAGATACATATTTTATTATATGCGCTCTTTGAATGGGTATTTTAGCATCAACTGTTATGTGTATTTTGCCTGCATAATCACAAGCAACGCAACCATTACCTAACTTACCATCTCTACTACAAATAGGACAAGGTATTTCAGCAGGTAAAGGTGCGGGAAACTTAACAGTTATTGCCCTAGTCATCTACCATTCACCGTTCTAAACACTACTGTATATTCAACAGTTATATCATAAGGAAACGCAGGGAAAAACAATTCAGCCTGTCCATAGTTAGGTGCGTGTCCTTGATGAAACAATAATCCATTTTGAGAAATGAATCCTATATTATCAAAGGTATAATTATTAAATATAACAGTATTATTATTTACTATAAAACTCAAATGAGTTGCTGTGTAATTAAAAGATTCAACAACTAACCACTTGCTACTGTTGCCTATAACTACAGTCTCATATGTAGAATTATTGGTATCATCAATTAACATAGTAAAATTACCTGTTAATGTTGTCCATTCTGTCACTATTACTTCATCATCACTAGGTATATCAGGTATTGCATCAGCACACCCTGCTAGTAATGTAGATAATATCATTAATACAACTACGCTTCTTATCATTCTTCTTCATCTCCTACCCAAGCATATTGAGAGTATTCTTGAAAGTGTTCACCATTGTTACCAACTCTAAAGAATATTTTCATTTCCTCGTCTTTACCTATGACTGTTGCTGAGTCTAGATAACGTTCCCATATAGAAATAGTTCTTAAGTCTGTTCCTGAGAAATAGGCTTGTCCAAACGGATGTGTATGAATCCATTCACGCAAAGGCAACTTCATTCCTTTCAATGCACCTTCTTGTCCATCAAAGGAAACAAAACTACCATCACCTACACTAATAAACAGTTTTTGATTTTTATCAATAACCACTTGAACCTCTCTAGGCTTATCAAAAGCAGTCAATGACATTTCCCAAATCTTTTGGTGGAACTTAATATTCCAATCATATCCATAAGACTCTTCTATCTGTTCTTTCCAATCTTCTATAACTACCTGTGTGTCATATTCAATATCTTTATTCATAATATGTTTAGCAAGTCCTGAATCTGGGGTTTCCACTTCTAACTCACCGTCTTTACAGCAATCACAACTACTCATTGCATCCACATCCAATATACAGTAGCACAAAGACCTACTAACAGTAGTAGTTTTATAGCGAAACCACTACCTTTTCTAGTAGGTTCTACTTTGTTTTCTTGCATTACTTCAATCACA